TACTAGAGATTTTATTAATAAAGTAGATATTACAGAAATTCCATTAAGCAGATGGGAGGAAAACGAATTATTAGGAAGTGGAGTAGGTAGTCAAATTTCAAATAAATTTGTAGATTCAAAATATAATCTGTATAATTGCAAAGATAAGTTAATAGAGCATTTAGGAAATTTAGATAGTAAAATGAATCCAACAGATAGAGTAAATAATCCCTTATAAATTATGGTTACAGTTAATATCGCATCAACTCCAGATAGAAAGGAGCAATTATATCACACAGTTTTTAGCCTATTGGATCAAGTAGATAAGATTAATATCTGTTTAAATAATTACAAAGAAAATCCTTTTGAGTTTATGGATAGAAACAGCCACAAAATAAATGTAAGATTTGAAGATAATAGTTTAGGAGATGCAGGTAGATATTTATTTTTAGAGGAAACAGAGGGATGGTATTTTACATGTGATGATGATTTAATTTATAATAAATACTATATTGAGGACACAATCCAAAGAATGACAGAGAATAATTATAAAATAGCTAGTTATCATGGAAGGAGTTTTATAGAATATCCTATAGAAAACTATCATAAATCACAAGCTAATAAATATAGGTGTTTAGGAGATGTAGAAACAGATATAAAAGTAGATGTAGCAGGAACAGGAGTTTGTTGTTTTCATACCGATAATTTTAAACCATCTATAGATATATTTACAGACAAAAATATGTCGGACGTTTTATTTAGTTGTTATGCTAAAGAACAGGGAGTAGATATGTATTGTTTATCTCATAAAAGCGATTACTTTAGATATCAAGAAGTGCCTAATACTATCTACGAGCAAAGAGTAAATAATTGTGAAAGAGAAACAGAATTAATTAACAAATCATTTAATAAATAATGCTTATATTTGTAAATATATCAGTACCAGTGATGAACGAATTATTAAAAGCCTCTAATGAAGATACTGGTACTATCGGATTTAGGGGTTTTATTATTTATGGAAAAACTAACAAGATACAAAGAGTATTCAAGAACAATTAATGGTGTTATATCTACTATTTATAAAACACAAATAAGGAACTCTAAAATAAGAGGGCATGAGCCTCCAAAATATACTAAAGAAGATTTTAAGTCATGGCTTTTAAATAAAACAGAATTTATGTCTTATTATGGAGCTTGGTGTGCAATGGGATATCAAAAGGATTTAAAACCTAGTATAGATAGATTAGATGATTATAAAGGTTATTCATTCGATAATATTAGACTTGTAGTTTGGTACGTTAACAGAATGAAAGCTAATTCAGATATGAAAAATGGAATAAATAATAAACAAAATAAAGCAGTAATTCAATATTCTAAAGATGGTTTTTTTATAAAAGAATATCATTCTGTTAATGAGGCTTCTAGATTAAATAGTATAGGTCAATCATGTATAACTAAAGTTTGTAACAATATTAAAGGTCGAAAAACTGCAGGAGGATTTATTTGGAAATATAAAATAGAAACTGAGATAATAAATAACTACTTTAATAAGTGATTTTTAACGTTTTGAATATGGCAAGTGTCAACACGGAAATTAATTTAAAACACTAAGGATTGAAATAATGAAAAGACTTATACAAAAATTACGAAAGGCATTTGCTATATTTTTTGTTAGGCGTATGTACGTTATTACACAGATGGATAATGGCGTAAAGTATTACTACAAAGGGCAAAATAGCCAATGGACACCGATGTTTGAAGGTGCTAAACACTACAAAAAGAAACCTAACTTTGATTGGATAAGCGACCTTTGGCATAAGGTAGAAGAGTATTACGCCTAATGTTGAATGTAAACACCGTTTAAAACAAAATTAGATATGAGAGAAAGACTTAGAAAACAAATGGAAGAAGCTGATAAAAGCACTGGAAATGGTATTTTACATAGTGTTAGGCGTAGTTCTTCTGATTGGGTATTTTGCAATACTGAATTAGAACCTTACCCTAACCCTTGGAGCAGCGAATATAGATGCACGAAATGTGGCAATAACTTAGTGAATATAATAGGTACTTGTGCTACTAAAGTGCATAAGTGAATTACGCATAACGCTTGTGTAAATGCCGTGCAAGCGTAAAAGATTGAATTAACAACGGCTATTGATTGCATGGAATTTTACACCATGTTATAAGTTTTTAAAGTATGAAGATAACGATAAGACATAAAGAAACGTTGGTAACAATTGACGATGAAAGCGATGTTACACAAGTGAAATATGAAGCAGAAAACACGCAAATTATAAGATTGATTAAATCAACTATTGATGAAGTAATAAGGCTAAACAGTAAAGACTAATTACTTATAACGGTTTGGCTATGTGTAATTTGTCCAGTTTTTTAACGAATAAACTGGACTTTAACATAAGATAAATAACTATGAAAGAACAAGATACAGAGAACCACCTACGGGACAAATTACTCATAGGTGGTGTTATGAACTGATTACGGATTTAAAACAAAAAGATATGTTAATTGACAATACAAATGATAAAGTAGCAAGTGAAGAAGAAAAAGCAATTTGGAAGATACTCGATGATTACAATTTAAACCCAATGTTGCAACCTAATTGTGCTGATGAAATAATAGCGTTAGTAAATAAATTATTTACACAACGTGTTGGCAAAACGAAGTGAACGTTTTAATGTTTGCTAACGCTCACGTATAAAACACGTAATATTATGAAAAAGAAAATTTGGAAAATAGTAAAAGACTTAGAAAAAGAAAAAATAAACACTAATGAAGCATATCACTTATTATGTGATTTATACGATGTTGTAAAGCAAAGCGAACAGTTAAAAATTTGTGATTGTGATGAACCTAAACCAGATATAATGACTGATAGTTATTGCCTTACTTGCTTAGGTAGTACAAATTAAATTTTTTATTGTTTACAATGACTAGTGTATGTTGCGAATGTAGTGCAACGAAATTTGAAATATAAACCTTGTTAGCGTTCGTTTTTGAGCGTTGGAATTAATAACTAAAAACTAATATACAAATGAAAAAATCAATAGAACAAAGCCTTGAAGTAACGAGCCAAATTATGGAAACGGTTATTGCCAAATTTGAAGTTGAAGGCGATTTAAACCAAATGAAAGTGCAAATGCACCCAATAATTGCAAACGCAATGTATCAACGAGATAAAGAACTTTTAGAAAAAGAAAGGTTTGAAACACTTATAGCTTTGGCAAGAACTTTAGATAATACCAATATTGAAGCAGTTGTAAAGGCTTTGAGATATGAATTAACCATTAAACCGAGCGTTGACAAATGAACGCTAACGTTAAATCTATGGGTAGTTTTTGCCCGACTAAATAAAACTGAATTATGACAAAAGAAGATATATTGAAACTGTACATAGCTGACTTAAACAACTTAGTTGCGGATAGTGATGCTAAAAGAAGTAGAATAATAGATTTAGAGGATGAACTTGAAGCACTAAAGCAAGGGCAAACATTACCTATAGATAGTGTTGTAGGGCAAAGCGAACTGTTAAAGGCTTTTGCTGATTGGCTGCAAAGTGATACGGCAAACCTTAACTACGATTTTAGAGACTTAGTAGATGAATATCTTGAAAGCCTTTAATTGCCTACAACACCAAAGGAAATAGTCGTTTGCTTTTCGCAAATGCTGTTTCATGGCTGTTAGAGAGCGTATGACGGAATGTAGTGCAACGAAATGAGTAATATGCAATTTAAAAAAAACTATGACAAATAGAACACCATATTTAGAGAGCGACTACAAAGGAGAGTTTAATTTATTGTTAGCAGAAAAGGAGCTACTATTAAAAGTAGATAAGTTAGCAAGATATAAAACAAGTGCTACAGCATTAATACTAGGAATATCTCCTGCTGCTGTATGTTATAAAAGAAAACGACATAATATAGAGAGTAGTAAATACGTTTTGTAAATTTTGAGTAAATAAATACTTTATTTTTGTAGAAACTATTTTTTATAATGAGTTTCGGAACAAGATTAAAAAATGTATTTTTCCCTACAGAGCAGAGAAGTATCTCTAATGATGCGTGGGAAACTATGGGTGCATCCTCTAGTAGTGGTGTAACAATCAATAAAAATAATGCTATGACTTTGAGCGGAGTATATTCTGCTGTAAGAGTTTATGCAGATGCTTTAGCAAGTTTACCTATTCATGTAATTAAAGAAATAGGTAGAACTAAAGAGAAGGATAAACAGCATCCTGTTTATAAATTACTAGCATATAAGCCTAATAATATAATGACTTCATTCGATTGGAGGCAAATTGCAATACCTCAATTATTACTTTGGGGAAATTCTTATAATCTTATTGAGTTTGCAGGAGGAGGAAGTAGAAGACCTATCTCTATTTTACCAATACATCCTAGTATGGTAGAGGTTGATTTATTAGACGGTCAATTAGTTTATAAAATTAAGTTAGAGGGAGCTAATGATGTAGTAGTGGATCAAACACAAATGATACACTTTAGAGGATTAGGAGATAATATAGAAGGAAAGAGTGTATTAGATTATGCAGCAGATAATTTAGGATTAGGAAAAGCAGCGGAGGATTTTGGTAGTGCTTTCTTTAAAAATGGAGCTAGCACAAGTGGAGTTTTAAGTACAGAGCAGCAATTAAGTGATAAGGCTATAAATAATTTAAGAGATTCATTTAATAACACATATACAGGAGTAAACCAATCTAATAAAATGATGATATTAGAGCAGGGTTTAAAATATATGCAAACATCTGTACCTCCAGACTCAGCACAATTTTTAGAAAGTAGACAATTTAGTATATCAGACATAGCTAGATGGTTTAAATTACCTCCTCACATGATAGGAGATTTAGAAAATGCTACTTTTAGTAATATAGAGCAGCAGGATTTAAACTTCGTTAAATATTCAATTTTACCTTATGTAGAGAATATGGAGCAGGAGTTAAATTGTAAACTATTCAGAGAAAATGAGCAGGGTACTGTTTATATTAATATGAATTTAGAAGGATTATTAAGAGGAGATATTACAACTAGAGTAGAAGCATATCAAAAACTTATTCAGAATGGAGTAATGACACCTAACGAAGCACGAAGCAAGGAGGGAATGAATCCTATAGCTGGATTAGATAATACTTGGATGCAAATTAATACAGCACCTATAGTAGATGGAACAAATCAACAACAACTAGAGGAAGCACCAAAAGAAGATAAATCAAAAGAAGATGGAACAGAAGATAATAAATAATTTAGAAGGACAATTAAGAGGTTTAGAGGATAATGTAGAAGAAACTAGAAAGGTAACTTTTATTGCATCTACTAGCTCTGTAGATAGACATGGTACAGTAGTAAACCAAAAGAATTGGAACATAGAGAAATTTAATGCTAATCCAATAGTAGGTTATCAACATAATGTATATGGAGGAGAGGAAGCTAATCCAGATGATCAACTAGGAAGTGCTAGAGCATATTTTGAAACGGTTAAAAAAGGAGCTACAGAGGAGCAGCAGTTAATGGTAGATATTACTTTTGAGCCTAGAGAGATAAACGAGAAAGCAGATAAGATATTTCGTAAGATTCAACATGGAAGTTTAAGAGCTGTTTCTGTAGGATTTATTCCTGTAGCAGATGATAATGGAAGTATGGGAGAAAATAGAGAGGGAGCATTTCATTATTTTGGGCAGGAACTTTTAGAGATTAGTGTAGTAAATATTCCATCTAATCCAGATGCTTTAAAACGTAGCTTATTAGATTTAGTAAAAGAGGATAAAAAAGTAGATAAAGAAGTAGAGGAAGTAACAAAAAAAGAAAACGTAAAAAGTCAAAGAGAATTGTTATTACTTTTGAAGAATAAATTAAATAAATAAATAATAAAAATAAATCAAATGAACGAAGATATTAAAAAATTATCTGACGAGTTAGGATCTATTTTTGATAAGCAAAGCAGAATTTATGCAGATGCTAAATCAGAAGGTAGAGAAGTAACAAAGGAAGAAGAAAACAGATTTGATGCTTTAGAGGCAGAACACTCTAAAAAATCTAAATCTATTGAGCAATTAAGAGCATTAAATTCTAAAAACTTTTCTAATAAAGAAGAAATAGAAAAAATTGCAGAAAAATCTCAAAAATCAGTTTCTAAAATAGAAGATGAAAAAGAAATGGCTAAAAAAACTTTAGTTTCTTATTTAATTAGAGGTTTTGCAGGAATGACTCCAGAGGAAAAATCATTTTATTCTCAGCAAAGAGCACAATCTACTACTACTGATTCTGAGGGTGGTTATACTGTAGCTACTTTAATGGGGAATAAAATTATTGAGTCAATGTCTCAATATGGTGGTATGAGATCAGTATGTGATGTAATTAGCACATCTAAAGGAGAAACAATAGAATATCCAACTAATGATGAAACAGCAAATACTGGAGCATGGTTAGCAGAAGGAAGTGCAGCAGCAGAATTAGATACTGTTTTTGGACAAAAAACTATTGAAGCTTGGACAGCAAGTTCTAAGTACATAAAAGTTAATGCTCAATTAGTACAAGATTCATCTTTTAATATTGAGAAATTTATTAGTGATATTTTAGCACAAAGATTAGGAAGAATTACAAATACTGGATATACAGTAGGATCTGGAAGCTCTCAACCTCATGGAATCGCAGGAGATTCTGCATTTGGTACTTCATCTGCAGCAGTTGCAGCAGTAACATTTTTAGAGATGTTAGAATTAAAGCACTCAGTAGATAGAGATTATAGAGTTAATGGAACTTGGATGTTTAATGACAATACGTTATTAGCTCTTAAAAAAGTATCTTTAGCATCTGCTAATCAATCTTTATGGCAGCCTGGAGTTGTTGGTGGAGAGCCAGCTACAATAGATGGACAAGCATATACTGTAAACAATGATTTAGTAGATATGGCAGCAGGCTCACATTCTATTCTTTATGGAGATTTCAAAAAGTATTTAATTAGAGATGCTGGAGGAATTAACATTAGAAGATCAGAGCATGTAGGATTCTTAAACAACCAGATAACTTTCTTAGGAGAATTAAGAACAGATGGACGTTTATTAGATACAAATGCTGTTAAGCACATGAGAATGGTTAATACCTAATTAATAGTTAGTTTAGTAAGTTTAGTTAATAGAAAGGCTGCTGCAATATGTAGCAGCCTTTTTTATTTATATTAAAAGTAAGATTATGAAAGTAACATTTATAACACCAATGGCAGGAAGGGATATTTTATATCTAACAGATGTAGTATATGATTTATCAAAAGAGCAAGCAAAGAAATTTATTGCACATGGAATTTGCGAATTAGCAGAGGAAGTAAAAGAAATTGAAGTTAAAAAAGCTGTAGTAAACAACAACTTTAAGGCTAAAAAGAATAAGAAAAAATGAGTTGGCAAATAACAGTAGAGCCTGCAACAGAGCCTATTACATTAATTGAAGCTAAAGCACATCTAAGAGTAGATTTTTCAGATGAAGATACCTATATTAATACATTAATTGTAGCTGCTAGGAGATATTGTGAGGCTTATTGTAATAGAGTTTTCATTACTCAAACATGGAGGCAAAATGAGGACAAATGGAGTGATCCAATACAATTAAAAGTTAATCCTGTTATAAGTGTAACAAGTTTAAAATATATTGATGCAAACGAAGCTCAGCAAACTATAACAGATAATACTAGCAACTATCAAAAGGACTTAAATAGTGATGTAGCTAAAATATATGATGGTTTAGTAAATACATTTCCTGCAATCGGAGATAGTATTAATCCTATTGAGATAATAACAGTTTGTGGATATGGAGCAGCAGCAGATGTACCAGATGATATTAAGCACGCTATTAAATTTATGGTAAGTTATTTTTATGAAAATAGAGAAGGTGTTAATGTGCCTTTAACGAATACAGCAAGTGATATAAAACCTCCTACAGCAGTAAAGAGTTTATTAACTAGATATAGAATTAATGTCTTTGGATAGAACTATAATTTTATTACCAATATGGGGGAGAAAAGCAATTACTTTACTTTGTCTTAAAAACTTGAAAGAGTTAAAAGAAAAATATGGTATAGAGGTAATGTGTATAGTATCTGAATCGTGGGCAAAAATGGAAGCATTTAATTATGGTTTTAAATGGGTAGAGGTTTCTAATGATGATTTAGGACATAAAATGAATGTAGGAGTAGAGGCTGTAATGAGAATGGATTTTGATTATATGATGAATCTAGGAAGTGATGATATAATAAATGAGAAATTATTTGATTTATACACTCCTTACATTAAAAAAGAAATAGGAATGTTTGGGATTACAGAAGTAACATTTATAGATTCTCAGAGCAAAGAATGTAAAGTTTGTGATTATCAGATAATGATAGGAGCAGGCAGAATGATTAGTAAGGCTTATTTAGAGCAGTTTATAATGGTAGATGGTAAATCTATTATGTATGATAAAGGAATAAGCAAAGGATTAGATATGAATAGCATGCAGAAATTTAATGCTACTCATACAGAGATTAAAAGCGAAGGTAATTTAATTTGGGATATAAAAGGAAATGATAATATTTGGGTTTATGATAACATTGGTGGTACTGGTGTTGATTTTGAAACAGGAACAAAAGGCATGAGTACAGAGCAATTAGATGATATTTTAGAGTTATGAGAGCAGGGAAGCTAGACAGAAAAATTACTATACAATCTAAAGCAGTTGTAATAGATGCTTATGGAGAGCGTACAAACACATGGAGTACTTTTTTATCTACATGGAGTATGCCTGTACAGAAGGATGGTAGAGAACAAACAGCAGATAATAATAGGAGTACAGATAGAGTAGTACATTTTAGAGTAAGATATAACAGTACAATTACTAGAGAGATGCGAGTAATTTGGGAAGGTTTATATTATAAGATAGAGGACTTAAAAGAGTTAGGTAGAGAGGATGGTTTAATAATACAATGTAGTTTATTATCACAAACATAATGGCAAAACAAAAACCTTTAAAATTTCACAATTTCAAAAACTTAGATAGAGTATTATCTAGGATAGAGAAAGATGCAGGAGAGAAAATTATCTACTCAGCATTAAATAGTGCTGCTACTAAAGTAAAGAATAGAGTAAAAGCAGATGTTCCAGTAAGTGAATACCATAATAAAACTTTTAACAGAAAGGGTGGAGGTACTCATACAGTAGCTAGAGGAGATTTAAAAGAATCTGTTTTTAATGGATTAAGAAAAAAATTAGATAAACAAAGTAGAAGCTCGTTTAGTGCTTATGTAGGATTTGGAGAGGCTTGGTCCCATTTTGTATATTCTAATCATCCTACTAATGCTTTTGGATTTAGAGGTGGTTATGGGCCAAGATTAGCTAAAAGTGTAAACAATGGTAGAGCAGAATTTGTAAGTATAATGGGTGTAAAATTATCTAATAAAATAGTAAAAAGAGCACAGGATCAAATTAATAGGTTATGATAGGAGATGTAATATACAGTTTATTAACAAATGATGCTACAGTATCGGCTTTAGTTTCTACTAGGATTTATCCTAATGTTGCTATAGCTAATGTAGTTTATCCTTATATTGTTTATGAGCAAACAGGAAACAATCCTCAAAATGATAAAGATGGCCCTAGCACATTAGATACATTAACTTATAACATAGAAATTTATACAGAAACTTTAGCAGAATCTAACACTTTAGGGGTGGCTGTAAGAAATGTATTAGATAGATATTCTGGAACAGTAAACACAAAAGTAATTCAATCAGTTAAATATAACAATGAAAACAGCGGATATAGTGATGATATGGGTAGAGTGCATTTAAAGATGCAGAGCTATGATTTCAGATACTTATTCCCATTAACATAATAAAGATATGAAAGTAAGATTAATAAAGAGGTATAAACTACAGCATTTATACAAAGAGAAAGGAACAATTTTAACAGTTACTACTTCTTTTGGAGAGCAATTAATTAAGAAAGGTATTGCAGAAGATTTAGAGATTAAAGAGATTGTAAAAAAAGAGGTAAAAAAAGACTTAAATTTACCAAAAGATAAAACAATTATAAACGATTCTAAGGAATCAAACAAAAATAAATAAAAATGGCAACAGTAGACGTAGCAAACGGTACGATTTTCGGACTATATGTAGGAGGTACTTTAATAGGTAATGGTACTTCTCATTCTTTTAGTAGAGCAATGGAAACTCGTGATAAAACAAGTAAAGATTCTGGAGGATTTTCTGAATCATTAGAAGGACTTCAATCATGGGAAGGAAGTGGAGATTTTTGGTTTGCACAAGATGCAGCCTATGGAGTAGATGATTTAGATGCAGCAATCGCAGCTAGAGTAGCAGTAGTAATTAGATTTGCTAGTGCAGTAAGTGGAGATAAATACTATAATGGTAATGTATTTTTAACTGAGTTATCAGTAGAAGCAGGAACAGAGGAAAGCATGAGTTATTCACTTTCTTATACTGGTACAGGAGTATTAAATTACACTACTTTAACATAAGTCTAATAATAAAGATAATATATGAAAATCACTATCACAGGTAAAGAGTATAATTTTGAGTATAACAATCTATCACTATTTAAGGTAGAGAAAGAGTTAGGAATAGGTATTATTGATTTAGTATCTAATCCTAAAAACTTAGAAAAAATGCACGTAGCAACTACATTAGTTTGGTGTGGAATTACAGATGAGATTACTTTAGATGAGTTTGCTTTGTCTATTAAATTAGGAGATTTGCAACATGCTTTAGAAATTGTAGGAGGTCTAATTACAGATGCTTTTGATACAGGAGAAAAAGAGGAAAAAAAAAAGTAGGTAGTGAGAGTGATAAATGGTGTTGGGTAGAAACTCAAAAATTTGCTTATGGTTTTTTAGGATTAAAGCCGAAGGAGTTTTGGGAATTACAGCCAAAGGATATAATATTAATGCAAAAAGGCTTTGAACAAAAGAGGGAATATGATTTTCAGCTTCACGTTCAAAGCCTTCGTGTTTTAAGGATGAATGGCTTTTTAAGTAATACATTTAAAAAGGGAGTTAAACCTATAGATTTATACCCTTTGCCATTAGATAATGAGAGTAGAGGAGAAAAGGTAGAAATTACACAGGATCAAATAAAAGAGTTTCAAACTAAATTTAGTAGAGCAATCCCTAAAGAGGAGAAATTTAGTAGAGAGGAGTTTTTAAAGAAAATAAATAAGAAATAATGGCTAAAAGTAATAGTAGTATATGGGTAAGTTTAGGACTTAATACAGACCAATTTAAGAAAGGTATTAAGGGAGCTAAAAGCTCTATGTCTGGATTAAAGAGTGGTTTATCTTCTTTATCTCCTGTAAGTTTTGGAGTAGCAGGAGCAGTAATAGGTATTGGTACAGCTATAGGAGCTGCTGTAGGAATATTTAAAGAATTTGAGAAAGCTAATAGTGAATTAAAAGCTGTTTTAGGTGGTACAGAAAAAGAAATGGCAGCACTATCTACACAGGCTAAAGAGTTAGGTAGTGTAACAGCCTTTACAGCATCTGAGGTAACATCCCTGCAAACTTCTCTTGCAAAATTAGGATTTAATAGTAAAGAGATAGATGATATGACTGCTAGTACATTAGCAGCAGCAGCAGCATTAGGTAGTGAGTTAGGAGAGCAGGCAACATTAACAGGAGCTACTTTAGCCTCTTTTGGTTTAGACAGTACAAAAGCAGCACAAGTTAATGATATCTTAGCATTATCTGCATCTAAATCTGCTTTAGATTTTGGTAAACTATCAGTAGCCTTACCAATAGTAGGAGCAGTAGCAAAAACTACAGGA